TAACTGTTGTTCGCGAGAAGAAAGTAAAAGACTTTAAGATCTATCACAGATTTTTTGATGGTGGCGGAATGCTATCAAAAGAACGCGAGACAGTATTTAGGACACTTCCCGTTGTAACTATTTACGGTAATCACGAGTTAATGGGTGAGAGCTCAAAAATAACCTACTCAGGCATTACGCTAAAAGAAATGGATTACCAGCGTGTATTTAACTATGCCAAGTCACGCGAGATTGAAGAGGGTGCATTAGCCCCACGTAAAAAACTTGTGATGACCAAGAAAATGGCTAAGGGCAACGAGCAGCAATTAGCCGCGTTAAACGTTAGTGCTGACCCTGTTTTATTTGTTACACCTGACGACCAATGGACTGCTGGTGTTCAAGAAATAGGAGCTGCACAAGTTAACCCCAACCTAGCAAACTTGGCTAATGATATGGCAATAGGCATGCAAGTCACCGGCGGTACGAATAACGCCATGAACGGGCAATATGCGGCTAGAATGTCAGAAGAAGCATTGCGCATGCAGATTGACCGAGGCACGGGCGCAACTCGCAAATGGGTTAACTCTTTAGCTAATGGTATTCGTAGAACATGCGAGATATTAGTTCAAACTATCCCTTCAGTTTATGACACTAAGCGCCAATTTATGATACTTGGGCAAGACGGTACTGAAGAAATGGTTATGCTAAACGATGAGATTTACGACAATCAAACCCAAACAATGATGCAGGTTAACACGCTCAACAAGGGGCAATATAAAGTTACTTGTAACGCGGGGCCTGCTTTTGCTAACAGGCAAGAGGCTGGCTTAGCTGCAATGTTAGAGTATGCGGCTATTGACCCGACTATCGTACAAACTGGCGGTGACTTGATGCTTAAAAGTATTGACGCCCCATTAGTTGATGAAATGGCACAACGTAAACGAATGCAGTTATTACAAGCTGGCATGATTCCACAAGACCAGATGACCGATGAAGAATTAGCAGCACAGCAACAAGCAGCACAACAACCGCAACAAGAAGATCCGGCCATCATGCTTGAACGCATGAAAGAAGAAACCTTACAAATGATTCAGCAAAACAAAGCCACCGAGCATCAAATTAATATCGCTAAAGCAACTACTGATGCAGAGCTGAAAACTGCAAGCATTCAAAGTGGCATAATGAAAGACGCTAGAACGCTAGAGCAGAATCAAGAGAAGATTGATAATGATAAAGATGACAAGGACTACAAAAACGCATTAGCACTAGCTGAGCTGAAATTACAAGCGCAAAAAGATTTGAATGCAGAGTTGCAAAATAATATGCGTATCGCTGGTGAGTGAAAAACTAATAGCCATCCAGGGCTATAAACTTCCTGGCGAATTAGTATGGGTTACAACCGAAGATATGTACGAGGTTCACTCTAAAATAGATTTAATAATAGACGGCGCTAAGTCGGCAAAGTTTATTATTACTGACATTAAAGACGAAGGGTTGATTGTTCACGCATTGCAATAAATAACTAAAGGCATTTGACACGTGCCTTTTATTTTACTATATTACTAAAACTAATTTGAATAAGGTTGAATAATGAAACTATCAAGACTAGCAATAGTAATTAAACTAAACACAAAACAACCAGCATCAAGAGATGACTTGTACTGGCAAGCGTTTGGTATGGTTGTGAGGGGGGTGTCGAATGAAAACATATAAATCAAGTGACCTAACACACAAACGCGCCGAGGTTCTAAAAGAAGCGGCAGAGAATGGCGTTATCATTCATCAGCTAGAAACTAACGGAGTGGTTAGGCAAGAGTTTGTATTGTGCTCCAAGGCCAAGCACGAGGAAAGTAATGATTGATTCGATAATATGGTCATTACTGCTGGTTGTGACACTGGTTTCACTTCCTGCATACTTTGTGCTTTTTTGTCAGAGAGGCAAAAGCAAAAGGCTGATCGAGTACTCGTACTTGGCGATTTATGTGTGTCTAGGGTGTTGGGTATGTGTTTACCTGTACTATGGCCTGATTTACCTTAATGTCTAATTTTGGCCGTGCGAACCAAAGCGCCTTAACTGGCGTTTTTTATTACCTAAAATCCACCGCCGAATAAAACACAGTAACACCACCACAAAACGAATTATATTCGGTTATTTGCTAGTATGCGAAATTAGTTGTAAAATAAATTAAAGGTTTACGTTACACCTAAAGTAACGGCTAAAATTCTCCGAAAGGTGCTTAAAATGTCAGATGAAAATAACGAGGGTATAGTAATGCCTGCTGTGGTTAGTGATAAACCAGCCACTGAAGAAATAACACAACCCGAAATTATCGCTGATTCATCCCCAGCTAGTGAAGATAATCACGAACAAAAATCAAACGGCGTTCAACAGCGTATTAATGATTTAACAGCAAAGCGATACCAAGAGACACGCAGAGCGGATGACGCGATTGCAGAGCTAGAACAACTCAAGGCTCAACAATCAAATCAAACTCCAGCATCTCAACCCGCGCAAGAACTTAGTGCGCCTGCATTGCCTGATGATTTGTACGATGAAGAAGCTATGCGGAAATACCACGCTGACAGCCTAGAATATAACAAACAGGTTGCTCAAAGTGCTGCACAGTCTCAATTTGAAAGCCAACAGCAAGCGAGCAAGCAACAAGACGCAAATGCAAAGCATCAAGTAGTTATGGATAAATATGCAGCCAACGCAACACGCGACGGTGTAGATTTTGACAAACTATTAGTTGCAGAGCGTACACTTAAACAAGCTGGCCTTAGTAATGAGTTGGGTTCGTACTTAATGAATGACAACAACGGCGCTAAGATAGTGGAATATCTAAACGATAACCCCGCTGAAATGCACGATATTATGCAGCTAGATCCTGTATCTGCTGGAATACGCATTGCCACTGAGATTAAGCCTAAAGTTTTGTCGCAAACTCCTAAAGTATCTGGCGCGCCCGATCCGATTCCTGATGTAAATGGTGGTGGATATGTTGAAGTCGATGAATTCAGCAAGAAATATCCTGGCGCAGTTATAATTTAATTTTAAGGGTCTATCATGGCTAATAACTACCAAAGTAATACAAATGAAAAACTATTAAAATCCTTTATTAAGGGTTTTGAATCAAGCACAGTTTTATTAAACACTGTATCAAAACAGTTAGTAAACGATATTGACGCTTCAACCGGTGCAGGTGCCACACCTGTTAAGATGAAACGCCCCACACAGTACAAGCCTGTTCGTACTGCTGATGGTGATTTAACATCGACAGATGCAAACCCTGTACAAGTTGGTTCGGTGTATGGTCATGTTTCGGCTAACGGTTATATTACCGTTTACGTTGAAAATACACAGGTTGAAGAAGCTTTAGAAACTGACCAGCTAGACCAGCTATTATTGCCTATCGCTGAAGATATGGTTATTACGTGTGAGTCTGAACTTGCGCAGTATATGACCCGAAACGCACAGTTGCATTCTGGTGTTGCTGGTACTGCCATCAATAAATGGTCTGATGTTGCCAACGCTGGCGCATTATTCAAAGAAGTTGGCGCACCTGCTGGTAAGAAATATGCAGCTATCAACTCTTTTGATGAAACTGTACTTGCTGACCTACAAACCCAGTTAGGTGTTAATCCTGATGTTAACCAAGCTTGGAATGAAGCAGTTATTAAAACTGGCTTTGCTGGCTTGAACCAAGTTATGACTACCAATAACCTTGATGAATATACTTCAGGCGTTCCGGGTACTGGCTTAACGTTGGCAGCTACTCCGGCAGCTACTTACGTCACCTATAAAGATAGCTATCAAATGTCCTAATCGTTAACGGGTTTAACTACAACCACTGGTACATTAAAGGCTGGACAACAATTATCATTCCCAGCATCTTCCTTGTTGAATATGCGTAACGGTAAAATTGTTCGTAAATCTGGTGTAGCTGTTCCGTTTACCGTAACTGTATTGGCTGATGTTACTGCTGATGATTCTGGTAACGCTACTGTTTTAGTTAGTGGTGCTGCAATCTTTGAAACCGATGGCACATATAACACAGTTAGCAAGGCGTTAGTGTCTGGC